GAGGGCGTTCCATCAACGAAGGGGACGGCTGTGCTGGTGATGGACATTGCACTGCTACTGGGGTTGACGTGCAACCCACCATAGTAAGTATGAATGCGAGCAATACTATTCTTGTAATCATTGGTTATTCTCTCCGTTGTTACTTGTTGTTCCTTAAGGATTTGTTCATTCTTTGCTTCTTGCGCTTTTCCTGCTGCTTCAACACGCTCTTGATATGCCATAAATCGTGAATGTTCAAAGCTATAGCCAAGATACACGCACCCACAAAGTACCAAAGCAACCAATCCAATTTTGACATAAGTAATTACCGATAGGGGAAACATTATCTCTCGTCCAAAGGTTTAGTGGTCAAGAATCTTAAAATAGCAACCAATACGCCAATAACAATATAGCTAAAACCATAGTAACGGTCATTGATTAGTCCTTGGATACTAGAGAAATTATCAAATAATGCTCCAAATACTACTAGAGCAAAAGAAAACCACATAGTCTTAGAACGGTGCATAGGCATCTTCATTTGACTGGAAAGTGTCCTGTACCTGCAGCCCACATCAATAGTGCAACAGCACCAAATCCAATGAGTTTAGTAATCCGTTTGACGACAGACTCGCCTACAGAGGTATAAAAGTTTTTAATAACTTTCTCAGTAACTCTTTCTACAAGTTCTTCAAGTTGTTCGTCGGTTAGTGGTAATTGAGTATTTGACATGATTAGGTAGCTTGGGTTTGTGCAGTTAGTATGCCGTTGGTAAATGTCATGGAACCATTAGTTCCAGTAAGTGTTAATTTTGCTGTAGTAATTGTTACTGATAATCCAGTAGGTTTTCCTGTTAAATCTGAATAAGCACCTGTGTGAGCTACTGTTGCCAGTCCAGACACATCTGTATATGGAATTGTGCTAGATGCTGTTACTGCTGAAGTATTGTTGCCTTTTAAATACCCAGTTAATCCTGGAGTCTTAATATTTGATAAATTTGTATTGGCAACGTTACCGCCTGTAATATTGACATTATCATAATTTTGATAAGCCATTGTTCCTAGCTGGTCTAAATTACCATTAGTCTGGGAGAAAATGGTATAAAACCAATCTCTAAACTGGCGAGAGTCTACGCCTTGATTGGTAGGAGGAGGGGGAGGAAGCGTCTTGATTGGCATTACTCATCCTCTTCCATTTCGTCATAGCACCAATTCTCAGCATAGCCATACTTCTGTAAAGCGGGGATTTGATGCTCCATACCCTCACCAATGTCATCCCTGACGTTAATACAGTCAGGAATATCAATTTTCTTGACGTTTTTATAGGCACGTTCACAGGCTTGTTTAACGGTCTTTCCTACCCCGTTTGCCACTAGGACATAATCACCTGCCGTCACTAGGCAAGGACGCTCTACAATGCCTTCCTCGTCGTTTTGAGGGGCTATTCCAACCATGACCTCACATAAGGCGTAATCCTTGGTTAATTCATCGGGAAGACCATAGATAGGAAATCCTGTATGGTCACGCCCCGTAGTCTTAGACCTAGGGTAATCCCCAATAGGGATAACAATGCCAGTAGCAGTGTCGTAGCTAACTTTGAGAGTATCTTTGCCATCTAATAGGTCACACATCCAATCGACAACAGAACCCTTATGCAGGGCTTGCTGAATGTTAAATAAAGGCCATCCTTTACGCATAGTCCACTCTAATGGACGTGGCTCACCTTTTTCATCAATAATGAAGGCTAAGTCTACATAGCCAGTATGTCCGATATAGCATAGGTAATCTTCAAAGCGTTTGAGAGTGTCATTGAATAAGTTAGACTCGGTGCAATACTTAATGACAGTTCCCTGTTCACCTGTATTACAGCCATAGTTGCCTGACATGAGCTTCTTATGTTCAAAGCCTTCTAGGATGTTCTTACCAAATCCATTAGGGCCTATCCAAGCACCTACTCCAAACTCTATTCCTGGGACAAACTCTTGGAGGATGAAATCACGTCGTTTACCAGTTTCTTTCCATCGTTGAAGCATGAAGACCATATCTGCCGCTGATTTAGATACATAAGATAGAGCCTTGTCTGCATCACCACTGGGTTTAGAGACGTATCGTTTGGGATTAGCTTTAACAAAGTCGATAGCACTGTTGTAGTCCTTAAATTCGAATGAAGGGATAACTGCAAGTCCTGCCTTCTTCATAATGTCTTGACCATAATCACGGTCTAGTTCTAGTTTTGCACCAAGCATATTAGTACCGATAATTGGGTAACCCTCTTCATGGAACTTTTCTAGTTCCCGCATTTGAAAAGCGTTATCCGATAATACGATGAGGTCTGCTTGTTTGGCATGAATCTGCCAATTGGTTACTTGGTCAATAAGACCTTTACCAATCTTAGAACGCTCTTGACCGTGTGGACGAATCCATTGCTTTACTTCGTGTCCCTCTGCAAGGCAACGAACTCCAAAGTCAACTAATGCTCCTGCAGGGTCAAGTAATAATATACGCATTACTTCATCTTCTTTCTAGTTTTACCTGAAGGAGGTTTACCTGCTTTAGCTTTAGAAAGAGCAATAGCGACTGCTTGCTTCTGTGGACGACCAGCCTTCACCTCCTTGGAGATGTTAGATGAAATAGTCTTTTGTGATGAACCTGATTTAAGTGGCATATTATTTTTCCTGTTTTGTTATTTTTGATTGCGCTTCTGTTGCACCAATCATTGTAGCAATTTCGTTACCAGTTTCAGGGTCTGATATAACCTTTTCAAATCGTTTTCTTTCACGGATTGGTAAACCATTAATTAATTGATTAAAGTTTTTAGCAGATTTAGCAGATTCTGTTAAATACATCATGGTTTTTTTATCAAGACGTTCTTGCAATACTTCTAATATACTATTAGCAGCATTCTTTTTGGCACTGAATAATCCAAATCCAGGTATTCTAAATTTGCTTACATTCTTTTCAAGAACATTTTTTAAACGCTCTTGACCCATTTTAGCTTGTTCAGAAGCGGCTTCAGCACTTTTAACTTCTCCAGCAACTTTTTCAAGTCTCATAGAAGCATTGGCACTCATCTCTTTGGCTAGGTCATATTTACCAGCACCAAAAATTCTTTCAACAGTTTCAGGGCTATTACCTTCTACAAACTTAACAAATTCAGATGGGGAAGATTGATATAGTTTTAATGCTTCTGCACCAGCTTTAGTTTGTGCTATTTCTTGAGATGCTGCAGCATAGTCTTTCAAATATTTAGCATAGTCTGTACCACCAGCTTCTTGAATAGCATCAACAATTAATGGATTAATCTTGGCAGTAATTTGACCTGCAAACTTTTTCTGACCTGCTGGGTCGTTAGCAAACAATTTCTTGGCTACTGCATTCACAGAATTCTTACGGATGCTGTCTAATGCAAAAGCATCAATAACGCCATTATTGTCAGTCCACTTTTGAATGTCTTGACCAATACGTTTTAATGCAATCTCTGCATCTCTATTACCAGCAATAGATGGGTCTTTTAATTTAGACGCAACACTTAAAACTACTTTATTAGACTCAAGAGGTTTTAATCCATGAGCTTCTAAACTTTGACTTGCTGCTTTAGCAAATCTAGATGCTTCACCAAATGGTAAAGAAGCATTAGCAGACTGTTGTGATACCTTTTCTGCCAATTTAGGTAAGTCACCACCAACATAAGTATATTGAACAGCACCTACTGGTTGCCCTTTTTCAACAAGAGATTGTCTTGCTATGTCAATACCTCTTTGTTTAGCGGCTTCAAACCTTCTTACATCTTCTACTTTTTGCTCTGCTGCCCCACCCATTCTTTCAGCTTGCTTTTCAAACTTAGGCTTTAACTTACCAGCAATGTTTGCAGATTTAAGTTCTGTGCTTAAAGTAGGAATAAGACGTTCATTTGTAAACTTTCTCATTTCTTCTTGAGCTTGTTTTGCTGCAGTAGCATCTTGACCTTTAGCAATAGCACCAAGTTGTTTAAGTCTTTGTTCTTCCTGTTTACCAAACAAATTAACAAAGAACTCAGGGTCTTTCTTTTGAGCCATCTGCAAAAGAGCTTGTGCAGTAGGAGCAGTTAATTTTGGTTTGCCAGTTTTAGGGTCAATAGAAGACATGGCTTGTGATGCAGTTATATCATCTACTGCGCCTTCCAAGGCTTTACGTGCAGCGGGTAAATTCTCACCCAAAGCCTCTTTAGCAATTTTAGCCGCTTTCTTTTCTGCACCAGTTTGTGTAAATGCCCTTGCTTCTTCTAATGCAGTAGCGGCTCTTGATGCTACGGGAATAGCTTTTTGTGCGGCAAATGGTAAACCAAAATCAGTTAATGCGGTTCCCAACATTCTTTCTAATGGTGGAATTTCTTGTAACTTTGATTCATAACCTTTAACACTTCTTTCTAAAAGTTTATTGGTTATGTCCTTTAATCCCATACCCATACTAACAACACCCTGTGGCAATACGCCAGGCAATGCTTGTTGAGCAACTTGTGTAGGAGCAGAAATTACTTTTGCACCTTGTTGAGCAATCTCAGGGATGGTTTGTTTTGCACGAATAGAAGCTGCTTGTATGATGTCTTGCATAGATTTACCATATCCAGCACCCTCTGTTGCAGATGGAGCACCCATAGGTTCTTGCATAGGAATATTGTTACCATAAGTTGCAGGTGCTGCTTCTACTGATACTTTAGCTTGAGGTTCTGCTTTTGGCTCTGAAGCACCTAAATGAGAAATAATTTTTTCTTTGGCTTTGGATGGGTCAGTTTCTGACATTTCATAATGCTGACCTTGATATTCATATACTGGCATAGTAGTCTTTAATCTAGTTTGATTGGGTCTTCTTTAGTACCAGTACCTTTAACCTTAGAACTACCATATTGTTTATTAGCAAATTCAGTAAAGGTTAAATTAGGATTATCTTTTGAAGCATTAGCTGCGGCATCAAGTTGTTCTTGAGTAAATGGAATTGCTTTGCGAACAAGCTCCAATTTTTGCTGAATAAGGTTTTTACGTTCATCAGATAATGTTTTATCGCTTAATTGTGCTTCTGAAGATGATTCAACAATACGACGCATTTCTGCTAATTTATCCATTGCAACTTCTAATTTAGCACCAGCAGGAATTGATATGCCAGATTCAATACTATTAGCCAAACCAACCAAACCCGTTGCTGCACCACCAGATTCAAGTGATGCCAAACTACGAGCAACACCAACCATACGTGTCTGCATTTTTTGTGAAGTTGTGTCTGACATTTCTTGATTTAATGCGGATAGAAGTGCGGTCAGCAAACTATTAAATTGTTTTTGCTGGAACATTGGGCCTGTTGTAGTAATTGGCAATCTTGCTACGTTTGTTAAAGCATCAGATGCTTGTGTAAACGCTTGAACAACACGAGATGCTGCACTAGACTCTTTACCTGCACCAGCCCTAGCAATTGCCATTAAATGTTGGTTCTGTAGTTCAGCACGTTTTTCAGCACGGTCTGCAGCAGCTTCTGCACGGTCTTGAGCTTCAATCTTTTGTCTCATTACAGGGGACATTTTAGATAACAATTTATCTCTCATGTCAGGAGACCAAGTTGTAGGAAAGTCTTTAGGTGGCTCAATACCAGTACGCTCTAAAGCATCCTTTAAGCGACGGTCATAATCTACTTGGCTCTTAGCACCATATAAAGTAGAAGCAAAGTCATCTTTAGCGTCAGTCTTTAATTTTTGAGCTTCTTGTTGCGTTCTTTGTGCATTTTTTAAATATCTACGTGCTTCCATATCCGCAACTTGTGCTTCTTTTGTTTGACCCATTGCTTTAAGATATTGAGCTTCTTTGGCTTTTGCTTGAGCGTTTTGTTGGTCTGTTTGAGCAGTAATTAATGTTTGATTAACCAAACCAGCACTTGTTAACTCTCCATCAGGAGTAGTCAGCTTAAATTGTGGGCCTAACATATTGCCAGCCATAGCCCCTAATCCAGCTTGTGGTTTACCACCTGCACCCATACCACCAGCCATACCAGCTAATGGTTGTTGTGGTGCCATCTCTTGTTTGGCTTGCTGCAATGCTTGTGACTGTAATCCATATTGTTGCGATGCAATATCTTCCTGCCTAAATGCTTGAGCAGGGCTTGTTTGCAATATATTAGCTAATTCTGAAAGGCTTGCCATATTAACTCACCGAAGGAGATGATTGATTGTATTGGGAATACAGTGTTTGTAATGGATTTAGTACGTTTGCTGCACCACCAGCTAACTGTTGTAATCCCAACGCACCTAGACCTGCTTGACCAAAGTTAATACCTTGTTGAGCTTGCGCTGCACCCGCAGGGGCTTGATTAGCACCTGATAATGTAGCTAATAAGTTTTGTTGTTGCTGTAGGCTAGAAGTAGCATACTGTTGACCAAACTGTTGAGCTTGTAACAATCCACCGCCTGATACTAAACGACCCTGTGCAGCTTGTTGAGCCTGTTGAGCCTGTAAGCCTTGTTGAAGGTTAAACTGGTAACCTGGAGTAGAAGTAATGGTATTTGGGTTTGCCAATAAGTTCTGTAACTGGGAAGCTGCTTGTGAACGGTATGCTGCGTATGGGTCTGCAACACCTGGCTTAGTTCCGCCACCACCCAACAATGAAGCTGCTTGTCCTAATTGTCCAATACCGCCTATTAATTGAGCACCAGTCTTAGCATATCCAGCTAAGTCTCCTAATGTCGTTCCTACGCCACCTTTAGCAACTACGTTACCTGCGGCATCAAGGATGTTACCACCTTGAATAGAACCCATTGAACCATCTGCTAATTGGAATGGGATAGATTCAGCACCTTGGGCTGCGGCTTCTAAAATAGGAGTTGCGGAAGCTATTTGTTCGGCAGTAGCACCTGCGGCAGTTAAATCTGCAACCGAGACACCTGAAGCAATTAAATCACCAATTGGAACTCCAGCAGAAACCAAGTCTGCAGTAGTAGCACAC